GCACAAGGCCTGGCCATACGACAACGTGCAGCTAACTCGCCCACCACTGCTGCACCGGTACAGAGAACCAAGAGAGATGCCTGATGCCTGAAAATACCCAACGAACCCGAGGTCGCCCACAGGGCTACAAGTTTGATCGTGGCGGCTCGCCCACAGAGTTTGGTCCATTCATTGGAGAAGTCGTCAACAACGTGGATCCCACCAGATCCGGGCGACTGCAGGTGTATATAGAACAGTTTGCAGGCGAAGACAAGACCGATGAAAGCCTGTGGCGTACAGTGAGTTATATACCACCATTCTACGGTGTGACACCGCATGCGGGCACCAGTGAGGGTGCCGGCACCTTCACTGGCAACCAGCAGAGTTATGGCATGTGGTTCACACCCCCAGATCTGGGCACGCAGGTCATATGTTTTTTCGTGGCAGGCGATCCCAACCAAGGCTACTACACAGGATGTGTGCCCGACATAGGCATCAGTCACATGGTGCCGGCCATAGGTGCCAGCCGCCGATTCAACTTAGAAAATGGGCCACAGGACAGTTATTTCGCTGGTGCCAGCCAATTACCTGTGACAGAGATCAACAGCGAAAACGAAGAGATATCCGAGGATCCCAGATTCTTTGACAAGGTGAAACCGGTGCATAGTTATGTGGCCGGCATCATGATGCAGCAGGGCCTGATCAAAGACACTGTTCGCGGACCCATCACCAGCAACAGCCAACGAGAATCACCATCTGCATGTTTTGGTATCTCTACCCCAGGACAAGCTATCTATCAAGGTGGCCTGTCAGAACGCGACATCAAAGGCCAGTTGGAACGTGGTCAGATTAAACCACAAGACATAGAGGTCATAGCCAGACGTGGCGGTCACAGCATCGTCATGGACGACGGTGATCTCGAAGGCAAGGACAATCTCGTACGCATACGCACAGCCAAAGGCCATCAGATCACCATGAGCGATGATGGTGACTGTTTCTACGTCATACATGCCAATGGCCAGACCTGGTTGGAGTTTGGCAAACAAGGTACTGTGGATGTGTTCTCCACTAATTCTGTGAACATTCGCACCCAAGGCACCATTAACATGCATGCGGACAAAGACATCAATATGTATGCAGGTGGTGCTGTGAACGTCAAAAGCAAGACCATGAAACTGGAAGGTGAAGCGTCAGTGGACATCATTGGCACCGGCAAACTGACCCTGTACAGCAAAAGTCTCGTTGGCATCAAGAGCGACGGCAGCCTGGCTTTAAAATCCACTTCAGGATCCTGGGATGGTGGTGGTAGTCTCAATCTCAAAGCCGGCTGTATCAATTTGAACAGCGGCACAGCCGCACCAGTGACAACACCTACCAACCTCAAAGATCTCAGCCTGGCTGACACCAAGTTTGTGACAGGTACGGGCTGGACCGTGGAATTTGGCAAGTTAAAGACCATTGTCACCAGGGCTCCCACGCACGAACCTTATCCCTACCACAACCAAGGTGTGAATGCCGTGGCCGAGCTCAGTGAAACTCCGGCCACTGATCTCACCGAAGCCACGGCTGAAACCCTGGCCGGACTCCAAGATGTGCCTGTGACCGATGGCATTGACTCGGCAGCATTTCTAGAACAAACGCCTGCAGAAATATCTGTGGGCAGCCTTGATAACACACAGGTAACTGGCCTGCTGGCACAGACCGCGGCAGATGTAGGCCAGGCCTCGGATGTGATTTCAGTGGACAAGGGCATAGGAAAATTTGGTTTGTCTGCGGATCAATTGGAATCCTCGGGCTTCCTCAAACCCGGCACAGTGCAGACCTTTCTGCAGGATCCAGCACAACTGGAATCGGTGCTGAGTTCACCACAGGTCTGGACCGGCAAGGCCGGTGTGGGTGGCTTGGATTCTTTGCTGGCAGATGTGAATCTGCAAAGCCTCACACAGAACGAAATCATGGTATCGGCCTTAGACGGATTGAAATCCGCAGGCATAGTGACCGGTTCCGAGTCTCCGGCAGATCTGGCTAGTTTCGTACAAACTGCTTCTAAGTTTGGCGTGGACAATACAGCAGCCTGGGTCAAGGGACTCGCACCACCGGATCTGGTGTCTGAAATTAACTCCGTAGCCAAGAATGCTCAATACGCAGTAAATTTCGTGGACAGCAAAGCATCTGAACTAGTCGCAGGCGGTGTGCAACTAGGTGGCTTCACTGGTACTGTCGAACGCAGCGAACTGGACTTTGCCCTGGAGCAGGTCATCGGCAACGACAAGATACCTACTCCAGATTTCAGCAGCGGCCTGTTCAGTTCTGTGCCTAATGAAGAACTGGTATATGACAATGAAGCCGACGACGTAGAAATCGAACGCATAGATCAGGAACGAGAAATCCGAGGTCTGCCACCCGTGGTTGAAGTGGAAACCGCGGCCGGTGACACAGTGCGAACCAGTTCTGCATCGAATTCTATGAACCAGCAGATCACCTTGATCAACAACGAAATCTTTGATCTTGAGCAGATTGTTGCTGCTCGACAGCGTCGCGGCCAAGATTCTTCTGTGCAACAAGCAGAACTTGCCAGTCTCAGGGCCAGACTGGCAAGATTGCTGGCTGGTTAAATACTCACATGCCCACGTTCATTGGATTCAATACCATCAACCAGTTCAAGAAATTTACCCTAGTAGATTTTGAACTGATCAAACGAGATCTTGCCAACGCCTTCAACATCCAGCAGGGCGAATTGCCAGGACGACCCGGCTATGGCACCACCATATGGAGTTACGTGTTTGAAAATCAGACCGAAACTACTGAAACAGCCATCCTGGCCGAGATCCAGCGTGTGGCTGGTGGCGATCCTAGGATCTATGTCACATCTGCTAATTCATACCCACAAGATAATGGCTTGCTGATTGAGGTTGAAATACAGGTTGTGGCATCATCTACAGCAGAACGCTTGGCCATATTCTTTGATCAAGAAACTCGTAGAGCTAGCTTCATCTAAAACAGGGCATATTTCCAGCACCATAAATACTTGACCACTGTGAGAAGCCATGGCCAAGACTGCTAGACAAACTGCTATATTCGGCGTAGAAGACTGGAAAAGACTGTATCAGACCTACAGAGAAGCCGACTTCCAATCCTATGATTTTGAGACTCTACGCAAGAGTTTCGTGGATTATCTCCGCCTGTACTATCCCGAAACATTCAATGACTACATAGAATCATCGGAGTTCATCGCTCTGCTAGATGTCATGGCATTCATGGGCCAGGCTCTGGCCTTCCGCAATGATTTAAATGCCAGAGAAAACTTCCTGGACACAGCCGAACGCCGAGACTCCGTGGTCCGCTTGGCCAACTTGGTAAGCTACACTCCCAAACGCAACAGTGCAGCCCAGGGATTTATCAAGGTATTTTCCGTGACCACCACAGAAAATCTCACAGATTTCAATGGCATCAATCTTTCAAATGTCACCATAGACTGGAACGATCCCACCAATCCCAACTGGTTGGAACAGTTCACACAGATCATCAATGCTGCCTTGGTAGACAGCCAGAAGTTTGGCCGTCCAGGCAACGAACAAGACTTGCTGGGTGTGCGTACTTCAGAATATGCCATCAATCTAGTGCCAGGATTCCTGCCAGTGATCCCCTATACTTCCACTGTGGACGGCGTGAACATGCCGTTTGAAGCGGTGTCAGGAACCAGCGAAGGTCGCGATTATGTGTATGAAGTGGCACCAAGACCGTCGGGAGCATTCAACATCCTGTACCGTAATGATCAACTGGGATTTGGATCTGACAACACTGGATACTTTTTCTTTTTCAAGCAAGGCGTGCTGCAGAACCAAGACTTCAATCTTGCGGAAGCTATTCCTAACCGCACTGTAAACGTCAACATCGAAGGTTGCAACCAAGAAGATCATTGGCTGTACAAACTGGATGATGTAGGCAGCATAGCATCAGAATGGGACTTTGTGGAAAGCATCTATGCCGGTGCCGTGGAGCAACTGGCACCAGATCAACGCCGGCTGTATTCTATAACCAGCCGTGCCAATGATCAGATCACTCTGACCTTTGGTGATGGTGTGTTTGCTGAAGTGCCCGTGGGTTTCTTCCGAGCCTATGTGCGTGCTTCTAACGGCCTGCAGTACATAATCAACCCTGAAGAAATGCAGAGCGTGGTGATCCCCATCAGTTACATCAGTCGCTTTGGTAGACTGGAAACCATCACGTTTACCTGTGGCATCACCCAGCCTGTGAGCAATGCCGAAGCACGCGAGAGCATCGAAGAGATCAAGCAACGAGCACCCGCGAGATACTACACACAGAACAGGATGGTCAATGGCGAAGACTACAACAATTTTCCGTTCACCCGATACAACTCCATCATCAAGTCAAAGGCCGTGGCCCGCAGCAGCGTGGGCACATCACGCTACATCGATCTCACTGATGTCACTGGCAAATACTCCAGCACCAATATTTTTGCCAGCGACGGCGTGATCTACAGACAGAACGTGTTCCCTACGTTTGACTTTGACTGGATCGATCGCAACGAAATAGTGGATGTGATCAACAACTCCGTGGAACCCTTGTTGCCCAGCCGTGGCACGCTCCAATTTTACTATGCAAACTTTCCACGGCCCAACCTGGCCATCATTAATCTGGCCTGGCAGCAGAGCACTCGCCTGGTCAACGAAACCACGGGTTTCTTCTATGTGGGGTCAGCTTCAGCACCGCAGAGCATTGGCAGTTATGCCAGCAACAATGCCCGGTACATCACTCAGGGCAGTTTGATCAAGTTTGAGCCGCCCGCAGGATTTTTCTTTGATGCTGCCAATCGTCTGGTGGCCGGTGTACCTGTGCGTGCGGATGAGAAACTGGTTATCTGGGCCACGGTATCGGCCGTGGTGTTGGATGGCACCAACAATGGTCTAGGCAATCTGCCAGACGGATCAGGTCCAGTGGCTCTAAACAATTTTGTGCCTACCGGTGCCCGGGCCACGCAGGTCATACCGAAATTTATAACAGATCTACCCTCTGCTCTGGAACAAAGCATGCTGCAACAGATCGAACTGTTCCGTAACTTTGGCCTGGGTTATGACAATCTCACAGCCACTTGGTACATCATCACATCCACCAATCTCGCACAGGATTCTGCTTTCAGTCTGACCAACGCACAGAGCACCGCAGGCACCAATCTTGATGCTTCTTGGTTGATACAGTTCGTCACCGACGGTGTGAATTATACTGTGACATCTCGGCAGTTGGATTATGTTTGGGCATCGGTTATACAAACACGCTTTACCTTTGATGGTCTTGAAGAAGTGTATGACAGCCGCACTGGATTAGTGATCAATGATTTCGTCAAGGCTTTGAAAACCAATTCACGCCCTGACAGCAACGAACCTCTGCCCACAGATGTAACCATGGACATCATAGCACAGCCCATCGAAAGCGATGGCTTCATAGATGATTACCAGGTAGTTGTGAGTTATACCGACAGTGACGGTGATGGCATAGCCGACGATCCTGATTTCTTTGACACTCTGGTAGCACCCACAGTGGCACCCACCACCAAGTTGGTGTTCTTACAACTCACCACGGACTTTGACGATCTCGAAAGATATCTGCCCGTGGCTGCTGGTGTGGTCAATACCTTGTATACCACAGAAGATGCCATCGAACTGGTCAAGAGCGAATATGTGAGTGGTCAGATATTTTATGCCACCACGGAAGAAACATTCTACGAACTGCAAGTGGCCTTGATCAATGGTGTGATACAACGCACTCTGCTGCCACGCACTGACTTTATCAGCAGAGTCGGTCGTCAGAATCTCTACTTCCAGTATCGCCACAATTCGCCCTTGACCAATGTGATAGATCCTGGAGTCACAAACATCATCGATCTCTACGTGGTCGAACAACAGTATTACACACAGTATCAAAACTACATCCGCGACACCACTGGCACTGTGCCGGAACCTGCTATACCCACCATAGATCAATTGACCACGGCCTATTCCGGTCTCAATGACTACAAGATGATATCCGACAACGTGGTTCTAAATTCAGTGTTTTTCAAACCGTTGTTTGGTGCCAAGGCCGCACCGGAACTGCGTGCCGTGATCAAGGTAGTGCGAGCACCCAAGACAACAGCATCGGTAAGCGAAATCAAGAGCCAGGTGGTGGCCAATATGAATGCTTACTTCAGCATAGACAAATGGGACTTTGGTGACAGTTTCTTCTTTTCAGAATTGGCAGCATATCTCCACGAACAGATGGGTAGCATAATCTCTTCCGTGGTGCTAGTGCCGTTGAATCCGCTAAAAACCTTTGGCGACCTCTATGAGATAAGATCAGCACCCAATGAGATATTTGCCAATGCTGCCACGGTGACAGATGTGGAAGTGATCGAAGCACTTACACAGAGTAATCTACGTACCCAAACATCAGTTTCGGGCTTGTATCCATCATCCAACACCTTTGCACAAGGCTCAGCAGGTAGAGGCACTGCTGCCTCTACTGCTACATCCAGTGGTGCTTCTTCGTCATCGGGTGGCATAACTCCCAATCCAATCCCCTACGGCTTTGGTGGAGGTAGCGGCAGTGGTGGCAGTGGTGGTGGCGGAGGTTACTGATGGCCAACCGTCGCACCGTAGATCTGCTACCAGAGATATTCCGCACTGAGACCAACCAGCAATTCCTGGCTGCCACCTTAGACCAGCTCACACAAGAACCCAATCTCAAACGCACCCAGGGTTATGTGGGCCGGAGAGTGGGGCCAGGAGTGAATCCCGCTGACAACTACGTCACAGAACCCACGGCCACACGCACAGACTATCAGTTGGAACCCGGAGTGGTGTTCTTCAAACCCGAAACCACACAACCTCTGGATGCCATCACTTATCCTGGCATGATCGATGCTTTAGATCTATTGGGCAGCAACACCCAACGCCAAGATCGCTTGTTTGAAAGTGAATTCTACAGTTGGGATCCTTTTTGTGATCTAGACAAATTCACCAACTACAGCCAGTATTATTGGTTACCCGGTGGTCCTGATTCAGTGGACGTGGGCAGTACCACCATACCGCTCACAGATGCGTGGGAGATAACACGCACTGCTGCTGGTTATGAATTCAGCGACGAAGCCGGCCGCAACCCTGTGATCACTCTTGTGCGGGGTGGCAACTACACGTTCCAGGTCAATCAGCCCGGCTTTGGGTTTTGGATACAGGCCGCACCCGGAGTCGCGGGCACCATGCCGGCCACTCCCAATATCAGCAGCCGAGATGTGCTGGGCGTGATCAACAATGGCGAAGACCAAGGCACTGTGACATTCAATGTGCCATTGAAGACTGCCCAGGATTTCTTCTACTCACTGAACGATCTTGGAACAGTGGATCTCTTGACCGATCTCAAGTTCAATCAACTCAACAATGTTTATGTCAGCACCTTCCTGGCCGCCAATCCCGACGGCATAGATGGCATCACCAACTTGAACAATCGCACCGTGGTGTTCACCAACACCACTGTAGACGCAGAAGCCGGTGGATGGCAGATCAACACACAGTTTGATCCTGAACTCAGGACCAATTTTGCTGTCAGCGGCACAGCAGTGAACACTGCCTATCAAAAGTTTACCAATCTGCCCTTGACCACGGTCACCGGCACTGGTTTAGGAGCCGTGGCTACAGTGATTGTCAAAGCCAATTCCGCAACCTACTCCGCTGTCACTATCCAGGTTTCCTTGCAGAACATCGGCACGGCCTACAACGTTGGTGACACTGTCAAGATCACCGGAGACCTCCTGGGTGGTACGTCCCCGGCCAATGACATGACCTTGGTCATAACATCATTGAGCGAAAACGGTCTGCTCGGAAGTTACGATACCACCTTGTTTGATCAGACCACAGACATAACCAGCCAGGCACAGAGATATAGTGTGTGGCAGATACAGTACATCTTGGATGATGACGGCAATCCCTATATGCAGCTCAACAGCGTGCTCTCAGTGCCCAATCTCAGCAAATTCCGTATCGTGTTTGGTGCACAATGGTCCAGCACTCAATGGTACAAAAATTCATCCGGATACTTTGAACAGATCCCCTTGCTCACAGCAGTGCTGGATACTTTGTATTATCAGGACTCATCGGATCCCGCACTGTTTGGTCGCATACGACTGATCGATCCCGAGCAGGTGGATACTCTGGACATCGATGAAATTATTGGTGCCAAGAACTATACCAGCCCCAATGGCGTGGTGTTTACCAATGGACTCAAGGTGCAGTTCCGTGGCACCATCAATCCGTCGAGATATCAAAATCTCGAATACTATGTAGAAGGTGTAGGTACCGGTCCTGGCATAGATGCCAGAGTGGGATTCATTGATGGAGAAGCATATTTTGGTGCGTTCCATGTGCATCAAGGACAAAAGATGACTGGTGCCGAACATGTTGATACTTTCCATCAGTTCATCTATGACACAGTCGCGGAGAGCCTGGCCAATCCCGGAGCAGGTGGTCCTGCAGGAGCGGCCCTGCCCAACACGGATGTGAGGAATGCTACCCTGGGCAATGGCATTAAACTGCTGCCGGTATCAGATTTCGTCACACCAGAAACCTATACCAAGAGCGAAACCATACCCTATGATTCCACATCCTATGACAGCACGCCCTATGATGCCAGCGAGAATGCCCCTCAAGTAACAGACTATCTTACCATCAATCGTGCCAGCAGAGATCTCAATGCCTGGACTCGCAGCAACCGTTGGTTCCACACAGACGTGATCCAGGCCACGGCCACTTACAACAATCAAATTGCGATTTTAGACAATGAATACCGTGCTCGCCGACCCATCATCGAATTCCGGGCCAACATAGATCTCTACAATTTTGGTACCCAGGGCAAGCAGCCAGTGAACATCATTGACTTCCAGGCCACTGATGCTTTTAGCGATATCAACGGGCAGGTTCAATATAATATCGATGGCTATACATTTATCAATGGCACCCGGGTGATATTCGCAGCTGATGCCGATCCAGAAGTACGCAATAGCATCTACGAGGTGGAGTTTATCGATCCTGACGGTGTAGAAGGATCACCCAAGGTAATCAATCTAACGCTTGCTACAAATGGTACGACCTTGATCAATCAGACCGTGGTGTGTCTCAGCGGTAACACCCTGCAGGGGTTGAGTTTCTGGTACGATGGCGTGGACTGGATACGTGCCCAACAGAAAACCAATGTCAATCAGGCTCCGTTGTTTGACATATACGATGTGAACGGACGCAGCCTTGGTGACCTCGCTGTGTATCCCAGCAGCACTTTTGCGGGCACTAAGCTGTTTGGTTATGCTTTAGGAGACACCCAGATAACAGATTCAGTGTTGGGATTCAGTATAAAATATCTCAATCTCAACAACGTGGGCGACATCGTTTTTGAAAACTATCTCTACACAGACACGTTCTTGTACGTGGTAGACAATGTCAGCACAGAACAGCCCATCAGCAGTGGATTCGTGCGGCAGTATATCGATCGTACCGAATTTACCAATCTCATTGGCTGGCAGACTGCTGCGGCAGAGAGCCGACAACGCCAGGTGTTTCGTTTTGTATACGATGATGAGCCTTTGATCTTGGATGTGGCCTTGGATGAGACCACCACGTTTGCCCCATTACAGATCTTCCAAGGCACGCAGTTCATTGATCCCACCAACTATACCTACGTGGTCACAGACAACGCCACGCAGATCACTCTGATCACGCCACCTGAGGCAGGTACCATAATCGAAGTGCAGGCCTACAGCAATCAGGCCAGTTCAGTGGCGTTCTATCAAGTGCCGTTGAACTTGGAAAACAACACCCTCAATGAAAATTCCGATTCATTCACCCTGGGCACCATACGCACTCATTACGAAAGCATTGGACAGAATCTTCGCGACATCCAAGGTCCCATCGTGGGAGCCAATAACACCAGAGATCTTGGCAACATCCTGATCTACGGTGACAACATCATACAGAATTCAGCACCTTTGGCCTTGGGTGGAGTGTTCTTGAGAGATCGGCAGTTTGAAGTGGTAGCTGCCATAGAATTCAACAGCAGAGAATATGAAAAGTACAAGGCTCAACTTTTGGATCTAGCCACCAAGGGCGACTACATCAACAACACTCCTACACAAGTGCTGGATTTGGTGATGGCCCAGATCGCACTGGGCAAGAGCGATATAAGTCCTTTTTACTGGTCAGACATGTTGCCTGCAGGGCAAAACTACACGCAAACTACATATCCCATCACACCCATCAGCACCAACACATTTGACACCCTGCAGCTCTACGATTATACTGAGAGCAATTATCTAGGACTGTTGGTTTATCTCAATGGCACCATACTCACTCGCGGCTATGACTACGAAGTGGTCCCAGACAGCCGCACCATCACCGTGTCTGCTGCATTGTCAGTAGGTGATACCATCGTGATCAGAGAATTCTCAGCCACCTATGGTACCTATGTGCCCAACACTCCCACCAAGATGGGCCTGTACTCTGCGTACCGTCCAGAACTGTTTGTGGATGAAGGATATCTCACGCCCACGCCGGTGATACGTGGTCACGACGGATCCATCACTGTGGCCTTTGGTGACTATCGCGATGCGGTGTTACTGGAGTTTGAAACACGCATATTCAACAATCTCAAGATAGTCAGCGATATACCGCTCACAGCGGACGAAGTGATTCCTGGTCAGTTCCGTACCACTGAATATACCCTGGGCGAGATCAACAATATACTAGCACCAGACTTTCTCAGTTGGGTAGGCTGGAACAAGTTAGATTATACCTCACAGACCTATCTCTCTGCTGACGCCTTTACCTACAACTACAGCCAGAGTGGCAATCGGCTCAACCGCCAGCCCTTGCTGGGTGCCTGGCGAGGCATCTACAATTATTTCTACGACACCACAGCACCCAACACACGCCCATGGGAAATGCTGGGATTTAGTGAAGAACCCACTTGGTGGCAGGACTACTACGGTCCTGCACCTTACACGTCAGGCAACTTGGTTCTGTGGGAAGATCTCGCCTTGGGTCTGGTACGAGATCCCGCAGGCGAATATATTTTGCCCCAGTACCGACGTCCTGACCTGTTAAGCGTGATACCTTCGGGATCAGAAGGCGAACTTTTGCCGCCCATAGACACTACCACCGGCAATTATGATGCCACCAGTTTCCGCAGATCTTGGACATTCGGCGATGACGGTCCGGTAGAAAATGTATGGCGTACATCATCGGCTTGGCCTTTTGCTGTGATGCGACTGCTGGTTTTAACCAAACCCGCCAAGTTTTTCAGTTTGTTCGCTGATAGAGATCGCTATGTGTTTGACAATGAAATAGCACAGTATCTCTGGGATCAACGGTATCGCTTGGATGCAAAACTGCTCTCACCACTCTATGGTAACGGCACCAGCAAGGCCAGTTACATAGACTGGATCATTGACTACAATCGCCAGCTAGGTGTGAACAGCACCACTCGCCTCACTGACACACTTAACAACATTGGTGTACGATTGTGCTGGCGTATGGCTGCGTTCTCCGACAAGCGGTATCTTAAACTCTACACCGAACGCAGCACACCCAACAGCCTCAATGCCAGCCTACTGCTGCCTGATGAAAGTTATCAGCTGTTGCTGTACAAGAACCAACCATTCGGCCAGGCAGCGTTCAGTTCCATCGTGGTGCAGAGCACTGATACTGGCTGGCAGGTTTACGGATATGATGCCACCAGACCTTACTTTGAAATCCTGACCAGTCGACCCAACGGCAATCTCATCACGCTGTCTGCAGGTGGAGCCACGGCCCGCGTGGCAGTGGATCACACCGACACTGTGGTGCAAGTTCCTTACGGTTACACTTTCACAAACGTCACTGCTGTGTGTGATTTCATTTACAGTTATGGCCTGCTGTTGGAGCAACAGGGATTTGCATTTGACACCCGTGAGAATGGCTACATCATGGATTGGCTGCAGATGGCCACTGAATTCCTGTACTGGAGCGAACAAGGTTGGGAATCTGGCAGCATCATCAACCTCAATCCCGGTGCCACCCGAGTCACTGTGTCACAGCCTGGTGCTGTGGTAGACAGCCTCAATGTGCTGCGACCAGAGAATCTAATACTAAATCAGAATCGCCAACCCTTGCCTGCATCGGATTTGGTTATCGAACGCTTGGAAAACACCTTCCGTGCCACCAGCCTGACCAGCAACACCATAAACTATCTCAACGTGTCGTTCACTGCTTTTGAACACATGGTGGTGTTGGACAATGTTTCGATCTTTGCTGATCTTATCTATCAACCTATCACCGGTGCACGGCAGAGCCGCATCCTAGTATCGGGCACCCTGTCTGGTGGGTGGAATGGCACAGTGAACGCCCCCGGTTTTGTGCTAAATCAAGACAACATCGCAGAGTGGATACCCAACCAAGGTTATGCCAAGGGCGAAATCGTGTTGTTCAAGAACGAATACTGGTCTGCATCAGTGATCATCCAGCCCAGCGAACAGTTTGACTACACGCTGTGGATCAAGAGTGACTACGACGAAATACAAAAAGGTCTCTTGCCCAATGCAGCCAACGCATCTGACCAATTGGCCACGGCCTATTCAGTGTACAATGCTAATCTTGCAACGGAAGTAGACTTATTCAGTTATGGACTCATAGGATTCCGGCCTAGAGAATACATGCAGGCTTTAAATCTCGACGATGTGAGCCAGGTCAATCTGTACCAGCAGTTCCTGGGATCCAAGGGCACACTCCGCAGTGCGGAGATATTTTCTTTTGCTGATCTCGGCAAGGAAACTGCACAGTACAACATCTACGAATATTGGGCCATGCTACGCAGCCAGTACGGTGCCACGGCCAATCGTAATTACATTGAACTACGGCTGAATGAAGCCTTGCTCCGCAGTGATCCGAGCCTGGTCCAGGTCATCCAACCACAGCAGACATCTCAGGCAGACCAGACTGTGCTGCTGCAAAATGTATGGAAGAGCAGCGATGCACTCACCAGCACTGACATCCTGCCTACTACTACTACACCTAACCAGGATTCGGCTCTGCCCACAGCAGGATACGTGAATCTCGAAGATGTGGATCTCACAGTGTTTGATTTCGCAACACTGTCAGAATCATTGACTACATTGGATATTAATGATCTGGGTATAGGAAGCACAGTATGGGTGGCCAAGAGCAATGCCTACGATTGGAACGTGTATAGAGTTAAATCCGTACCAGGTGACATTGTATCTGTGAGTGATAACCTTGATGGTCGTGCCTTGGTGCAATTCACTGGCCAACACGGTCTTGTGGTCAATCAAGATCTAATCATAAGATTCTTTGATCCTGCGATCGATGGTGCCTACCGCGTGGTCGCAGTGCCCAGCCTATACACAGTGCTGATCAATTATGTGTTCTTGGGCACACAGACCCAGGCCACTGGCATTGGTGTAGGATTCACTTTGGATTCTGCCCGTGTTGCACAAGCCGCAGACGTTGGTACATTGCCTTTTGCTACTGAGTTAACCACAGGGTCGCGTGTCTGGGTGGACAACAACGGCCAAGGGTTGTGGACAGTGCTGGAAAAAACCAATCCTTTCACTGCACAACGAGACATAACACCTGAACAGCCTATATCAGGTGCATTGTATGGCACCAGTGTTAGCCAAGGTTTCCAGAATCTGGCTGCCATGGTAGGTGCACCTGGAGTTGCACCGTCGGGATCTGTGTATACCTATGTAAAAACAGATTCCAACACACTCCAACAGAACTTGATCTTGACCTTGGACACCACCGGTGGTGCAGGATTTGGCAATGCCATGGACATGGGTGATCAGACCTGGGCCGTGATAGGTGCAGATCAAAGCCTTGGTAATCAAGGATATGCCGTGGTGATCTTCAATCCACCTACTGCCAATTCTTTCCAGCAATGGCAATTGTTGGTCACCCCCCCTGACGAAGTCATCACTGCCGCGGATAGATTTGGTCATGCTGTCACTGTGAGCCAGGATGAACATTGGTTGTATGTGGGAGCACCTGGTGCCAATCGAGTTTATGTGTATGGGCGAGTAGATGTACCTTTACAGAATGTTACATACACCACAGACGGAACCACATTCATCTACAACTATGATGACTCTATCATTGTGGACAACGACACACAGTTGACAGTAGTGCTGGAAAATGCCATCCAGACTCTGGGTGTTGATTACACTGTAAACAGCGGCAATGTCGTCCTGACAACGATACCATCATCTGGACTGAGATTGATCATATCTCGCAAATTCCTCAAGAATTTTACAGGCGATGGATCTACCAAAGTGTTTGCCCTGGACGACGTGTATTCAGCAGAGAACATCAACACATTCTCGGTATATGTGGATGAGGTCTTGCAGAGACCCAAATATGACTATGACTTTGGTGAATCCAGCTCGCTGGATCTGACATTTGTGTCAGCACCGGCCGTGAATGCCAGCATACAGGTGCGTGCTCTGACCTATTGGCAACCGGTGACTTCACTTACTATTCCTGGCTTGGCCAGCGATGCTGAGTTTGGTCACAGCGTGAGCACCAGCACCGA